TTACGAGTGTCAATTGGCACAACACCGTGCCCGTATCTTGTTTCATCAGATTTCGGACAAGGTCCAATATCTTTTGCCAAATTATTTGAGGCTTTGATTAGATAATAACTCCATGCTTCTGCCCATTCATCGACTAACTCTAAGTTAGGGTCAGTATAGTTTGTATCATTTTTAGCCAGCCAATACGCAAAATTAATAATGCCTACGCCCAAAGGTCTCCTATTATTTGTTGATAATTCAGCCGCAATGAGTGGATAATCTTGGTAACTCAATAGAGCATCAAGTCCTCTTACTGCTAACTCACAGGGCTTTTCAAAGTCTTCTGGAGATTTTATATTGCCCCAATTGATAGCACTAAGTGTGCAGAGAGCAATTTCGCCCTCTTCGTCCATCACACTGTTCAATGGCTTTGTTGGTAGATTAATCTCGCAACATAGATTTGATTGTTTGATTGGTGCCACTTTTGTATCAAAAGAACTGTGGTCATTTGCGTGGTCTACATTCATCAAATAGATACGGCCTGTATTCTTTCTCTCATTCATAAATGAAGAAAATAGTTCAATAGCAGGTACTGTTTTCTTACGAATAGATGTTTTACGTTCTGCTTGTTCATATAGTTCACGGAACTTATCTTGGTCATTAAAGAATGCATCATACAATCCTGGGACATCTTGTGGTGAGAATAATGTAATATTGCCACCTGTCATTAGACGTTCATACATCAGTTTATTGAACTGAACACCATAATCCATATGTCTAACACGATTATCTTCTGTGCCTTTGTTATTCTTTAAAACAAGTAAATCTTCGACTTCATAATGCCAAACAGGATAATATAATGTTGCCGCACCGCCACGAACACCACCTTGTGAACACGATTTAACAGCCGCTTGAAACATTTTATAGAATGGAATAACACCTGTATGACTTGCATCGCCATTACGAATAGGTGAGTTTATTGCTCGGATACTACCTGCTCCAACGCCAATCCCTGCTTTCTGAGAGACATATTTAACAATTGAACTAGATGTCGCATTAATACTATCTAAACTATCTCCAGTCTCAATTAATACACAACTACTGAACTGTCTTTGTGGTGTACGAACTCCAGCCATAACAGGTGTTGGCAATGAGATGTCAAATGTACTGATGGCATCATAATATTCTTTTATCCACTTCAAACGTTCTTCTTGTGGATAATTACTAAACAATGTTGTCGCAATAAGAACATACGCCATTTGCGGTGTCTCATACAAGCGTTTTGTAACTCTATTCTGTACTAAGTACTTTCCACGAAACTGTTCCATTCCAATATAAGTGATATCAAAATCTCGGTCGTGTTTAATAAAAGCATTAATTTTTTCCCACTCTTCGATTGAATATGCACTCAACAATGCTTTGTCGTAAAATCCAGACTCGACATTTTTATTGACCAATTCTAAAAGATGAATTGGCTCGAAGTTGTTATATACTTCTTTTCTAATATGATAATTGATTAAGTTTCCAGCAACCCATTGATAATTCGGTGTATCTTCTGATATTAATTCTGCCGCGGCTTTAATAAGTGTTTCTTGTATTTCACTACTTGTCATTCCGTTATAGAATTGTATATGTGATTTCAATTCAACTTCACTGGCAGACACATTATTAATATTGTTACACGCTTCAAATACAACTTTGTGCATTTTTTCTAAATCTAAATCTTCTTTTTCTCCGTTTCGTTTAACTATCTGAATGTTACTCATTATACCCTCTACCCTAATATGTTGTTATCTCTGAATCTTCCATACCTGCAACACGTAACTTTATTATGTTGGACAGTTGAAAGTGTTTAATTTCAAACCCTTTTGTTATACCAAGATACTGATTTCTAATAAGTGCAACTTGGTTTATTAATTCACCAACTGCAACAATTTCATCTTCACCATCTGCATACTTTTCTGCATCTCTACTACTCAATACTTTATTATAATTTTCTAAATATTTCCTCAGATACGAACTTCTCTTCTTTCGTAACTGTATATTCAGATGTTCAAGTATTGCCTCTATCTCTTGTAATTGACCAAACCGAAGTTCAACATATGCAGGAAGATAAGTTGCATTTTTCTCAATGTTTCCAACTATCTTCACTTCTTTTCTTGCGTCCGAAAGTTCACTTTCAAAAAATTGAATAAAGTTTGGAATTTCACTCCAGTCTTTTACTATTTTGCTATACCAATTCATTAGTAATCATCACCATCATCATAATAATCGTCTTCATCTACTTCATCTTCAAAGTATCTGTCTAACGAAACCACAAGAATAGGGTTGCCATCTATTAGCAACTCAATGTCCTCACTACTCATTCCTAAATCGTCACACTGTTTTATGAACATTTCGCCGGCTTCTACTCTATCTTTGCCAGGAATATAGTTCACTAAAGTTTCCCACAATTCGTATAGCGATTCTGATTCCAAGTTGACTCCTCTTAGTTTTGTCTTGTTATTGTAAGCAATCTATTTATACAGATTGCTCGATTTTTATACTTCTTCCGAAGCAACAGTATCTTCTATTTCTACTTCTAATACTTCTGCAATATCTTCAGCATTCCAATCGTTCATAACAACATCAAGTTTTTCATCTGACCAATTCTTACGGAATTCAATCATTTCTTCGCCTGCTTTAGTCACATACTTCAATCGATTTCCTTGCTTAACAAGTAAACCTTTTGCTTCGAAAAACTCAACAAGACCACTATAAGGACTCATTCCAGTTTCATATGGAATCTCTACTTGAACACTCTCAAATGGTTTTGAGTATCGTGTTTTCATTACTTTACAAGCCGCACGAATACCGTGTACTTGTGAAGTTTTGTTGCCATCTGCATCTACTTTAAGTTTAAGTTTACGCATTGCAACTACAATAGAACTAGCGTAGATAAAGCCTTGACCACCTGAGATTTTATCATCTGGGTCAAACATATCTTGTGATGCGTATGTGTGATTTGTAGCAACTAGTCCTACATTATAATCACCAAACATATTCACACTATTTCTTACTAGTGCCGCTAGGGCTTTTGGTTTACGACCCATATCACCTTTCATATCGCCACGATTGAACTGGTCAACATCGGTTGGGGTCATCATCATTCCAAGACTATCAATAACAAATAAGACTTTAGGACGTTCTTCGTCTGGCTTATCTGCGTGGTCTTCTCTATAACCTTTCATAAAGTCTGAAATGATTTTTGCAACATCATCAATCATTGCTACATTTAGTTTAAGCAACTTTTCTGGTGTTGTATCTACGTTAAGTGCGTGTAGCCAACTTTCATCTAGTGCATTTTCACTATCGATTAAGACTACAAAAATTCCTTGGTCTTGTGCATTTTTTACTACGTTACCAGCGGCAATGAATGATTTACCTGCGCCACTTTCACCTGCAAAGACTGTTACCTTACCTAGTGGAATCCCTTTATGGAAGTCATTACTGATAAGTTTGTTTAATGTGAAATTACCTGTTGATACCCAAGTGTCTGGGTCTCTAAAACCAACGCTCATACCTGGAACTGATTTCGTTATATTTTTGCGAAATTTACTCGCATCGAAGGCTCGTGCCATATAATTCTCCTTATGTGATGTAAAAAGAGTAGGGGAGTATTATACTCCCCATACTCAATCATTGGTTCTTAGTCAGTTTTTCTACTACGAATCATTGCTAAGATATCTGCCGCATCTGACTTCGGTGCATCAGTAGATGTTTCTACTGGTGCTGGAGTCGGAGTTGGTGCTGATGCTTCTGCAACAGGTGTTGCTTCTGCTGTCGCAACTTCTTTAACTTCTTCTACTTTTGGAGCAGATGGAGTTGGAGTTGGAGCCGAAGTGCCTGCTGGAACATCTAACCCATAAGGTTTATAGTGCTGACCCCAACGAGATGGGTCATACAATTCACCATCAACAGATGCTTCAAACATCTCTGTGATAATTCGCATATCATCTTCTGTTGGACGCTTAGGCATAAACTCATTCAAGTCATATAGACCGTGAGTTTCAATTGCTGAACGCTCGTCTTCATTTAGTGAACGCTCTTTACGAGACCACGATGAAGTTGAATAGTCTGCATACTGACCCTTAGTTGTCTTTGTTAGACGGAAATCAGTACCTTGTTCATAATCCGTTGGTAGATTATCCATATCTGGGTCCATCAGTGCCGCTTTAAGCAACTTAAAGATTTGTGGACCAATGATAAATCTACGAATTGGATTTTCTGGTTGGTCACCACCGATAGGGTCAGTTACAACCAAACCTTGGAAAACATAAGAACGCTTTTTCCAATATGTACGACCTAGGTCTTCCATTGCTGGGTCTTTAAACCAAGGACGAATTTCTGCGTGAATTGGGCAAGACTCGCCCCACATTTCAACGCAAGGTACTTGAACGATTACTCGTTTCTGTTCATCACCACCTTTAACACCAGGGAACGGAAGTTTGATAACTTGACGTTCTTTCCAAAAGAATGTGTTTGTTGGGTCTGAGTCTGGAAGGAATCTCAATACTGATGTATTGTCGTTGTCCATATTCCAGAAAGGGTATACTGCATCTGTTCCTCTGTTTGAGGAAGCATTGTCTGATGCTTTGTTATCTTGTGCAAGAAGTTTTGCACGGATTTCTGCTAGTGTAGCCATTTATATTCTCCTATATTAGCCTTTATTAGTTTTTTTCTTACTATTAGTTTTATATTAGTTTTTTATGTACCATACATATTTCTACTAATGATACTATTATACTTATCTTTTTTACTAAAGTCAAGCATTAAATCAGTCTTTTTGAATGTTTTTTGAAGGCATAAAAAAAGAGAGTTTTAACACTCTCTTTGATTATAGCATAGGTTGACTATGAATGTCAACTAGAAAATTGTTTATTTTTTAATGTCGTCTGACAATTTATCTCTGCCCCATTTAAACTTACCGTCTTTTGGATTTGGTTTCATACGTTTGATAATCTCTGCGTTTTTACCTAGACCATCATTTTTACGTTTATCTGCTTTGTCTGTATAAAATGGATTATTTTTGTGTTTATATGAATTATCACCTGACACTTTACGAACTGCATCCTGTGGCATCGTAGATACTTCTCTGCCTATTTTAATAGCATTTGCTGTTTTCGTTACATTGTCATATCGGTCTTGATAGTTTTCTTTCATATCTGGGTCGAATTTTGAGAATGCTTCTTCTAGCATTTCTGAAATTCTAGTATCTGCTGTTTTTGGCTCTACAGTTTCTACTGATACTTTTGACATTTTAAGTAATGTTCCTGCTACTTGCATATCATCTTTAGCAATACCTCTTGGATTTGAACGAACTGCATCTGCGATATCAGTTAAGAAAAAAGAAACTTCGGCCGCTAAATCGTGACCTTTCTTTTTGCCTTTCTTGTCTAATAATGTATCTACTTGAACTCTATCAGCAAGGTCATCAAATGTCATTGCTATCTTATTAATCTTAAGTTGTGCCGCTTCTTCTGGCGTACGTGGTTCTGCGAACTGTTTCTTAATTTTATCATAATCATAAGATTGATTGCTTGGTGCGCCGAAAGTAATTGTGTTAATTCTTTCGCCAGTCTTCTTAACTGTTGCTGTCATTATCTCTTTAATTCTGGCAGTCTGTCCATCTCTGCGATTTTCAAATTCTTCTTCATTTACTTTATGTAGTAATGGGAAAATATCTTTTAAGTTTTCTTCAAATGTAGATTTTGTGAATTTCTGTACATATGCATCGACCATTTCTTCTGAGATTTCTGCTTGTGTTTTTCTTCCGTTAAGAGCCATGTCTTCTACAAAATTAGCATAACCTTTTACGCCTTGTATTCTCTGTATCTTTTCTTTGATAGCCATTACACTGCGTTTAACATTCCAAACATCAGCACGGTTCGTTTCGTTTACTAGTTGTTGCTTGTTCACAACATTCATAAATTCTTTTAGCCTTGATAAGTTATCAGACAGTTCTATGATTGCTTCTCCTACCATATCGTGTGTTTCACCACCTGATGCAACGTGTCTTGCCATCGCTCTTGCGCCATTTAAGTGAATAAATGGGTATTTGAAACGCTCGCCTTCGCCAGTCTCAACGAAAATTGCTGAGATGTTGCGTGAACGAGAACCACGAGATTCTTCGTTTACTGGCGCACGGTGTTTTAAAATTAGTCGGACATTTTCTAATGTCTGTCTGCTTGTTTTTGAAGAGCCCGACAATGGGCCCATGCCTTCATTGACGTGGTCTGTCATGGTTTGCTCCTTATTTTGTTTAACTTTGTATGCATAGTTTTTAGGTTCGATATGTTTTCCGAATGAGCGAATATCAAAATCTAACATGTTAGTATGTGCCAAAGATTTCAATTGTTTCATCATATTATTGACACTTTCATTATCAATATCGACATCTTCTCCAATATGAAATTTTAATTCGTTTGTAGTATCATCAATATGAACCATCATATTTGGTGATTTAACATAAAAAAATCTTGCATCTTCTGGAATTGCTACACTTTTGCCACTAGTAGCATCGAACATCTTCATTTGAAGTCCTGTTCCCTGCATTAATTTCATTACTTTTGTTGCGATATTATCTAAATTTATAGCCATAATTTTTGTTCTCGTCCTATTTGGTAGTATTTATCAAAATATCACAGGAAGAGGGTCGTTATATTCCACATCACTATCTAATGTCTCTCCAAGTAGTTCTTCATATCCTTCTTCAAATCTACTTATAACTTGTATTTGTCTTACACATAATAGTGTTGCTGAAACCAAATCGTCTGTTTCTCCTGTTTTCCCTTCATAACTTTTACCTTTTGCTATGAAAGTTTTCAGTTCTCTTATAAAATTTTTACTTAATGGAGTCATCTTATCACTTTCAATCCAAGATTTCATCTTCATACAGGCTGTGATTTTTGTCTTATAAGTAGTAGTGAATCCTTTTCTGGATGCTCTTTGTCTTCCTTTCTTCTTCGGTTCATGTAAGAATGTTCCGGGGAATTTATCTTCATCCATTTCTTCAATAACTATAAGAGCGGCTTCTCCTAATGAATTGTTTTCTACTGACCAATATATGTCAGGTGATGAATTGCCTAGTTCTTTCATTTCATCTTTAATGATAGTAAGAACTGTATGCATTGTTTGTACTTGTCCTCTAATATCTGTTCTATTATTCTGCCACTCTGCAACCTGTGTAAGTTCTGGTAATGCCCATACTTGAATAGCGGCATTATCACCGCCTGTTCCCATAGCCGGGTCTAATCCTATAACATATGTAGACTCTTTATTGATATCTTCATACCACCTAACTTGTCCTGTTCTTAGTATCGGTTCTTTTCCTTTAATTCCTGACAACTTCAGACTGTTTACTAGAGTTTCATCGTAAGCAATAAACTGACATTCGTGTTCTCTTAGAAAACGTTCTTTACCAACACGTGCTTCTTCTTCAACTGACCATTGCTTATCTCTATCTGGATGTTGATGCCATAATGCTTTATATGGTTTAAAGCCATTTATGCCTACATCTGTTTCATTTCCATAATCATCTAATTGTTTATTAGCACCTGCCCAAATTATTGCAAATTGGTCATCATCTAAGTTTGGGGTTGATGTGATAATTGCTTTACCACCTGTTGCTAGTGTCGGAGATATAGAAGTCCAAAACTCTTTTGCAATAGTTGGTCGCACAAACGCAAACTCATCTGCGTATAGTAATGAGATTGAAAGACCACGACCAGTGTTTTCAGTTGTTGCTTGAGCAATAATACGTGAGCCATTGTCCAATTCGATACTACCTTTGTTGTAATTTGTTACACCAGCACGAATAAAATCTGGACACATCTCATATGCATATCTAATTCTGTGCATAATCTCTTGGGCACCAGAATATTTGTGTGCCGCAATCAGAACTGTTTGGTCTGGATTGAACATTGCATACCATAGTAGATAACCAGCCGCTGTAGTTGATTTACCCATCTGTCTACCCAACATAGATATAGAAAATCTATAATTATGATAAGAATCTGCTAAATCTTGTTGATATTCATATGCCGCATATAGTATTTGACCTTTTGTGGGATGCTGAATCCAGAAATACTGATTCAAAAAATAGAAAGGGTCAGTCATACACTTGCTAAATTCTAACAACTGTGTATTACTAAATTGTGTTTTTTGATATGGTTTTTTAGTTAAATCTGCCATTAAATACTCACTTAATTATAATAGTATTTATCATATGTATATTATGTATCTGTCAGATATGATAAATACTATTGATGATTGGAGATTCCCACTTCAACATCATTCATATGGGAGAAATAAAAATGGCAAGATACAGAGGTTTAAGAGCAATCGCTGGAATGGCAAAGATTAAGGTTAGACGTACTATCGATTTAAGAGAAATGGATGACTTTGGTGTTATAACAGACAGCGGTGACGATTTACCAACTAGAGGCGCAGGACATAGTTCTGCAACAGGTGGTTCAACTGGAAGAACTCGTGGTTATACTTCACTAGGTGAAATTACTGGTGTT